CGGATTTAGCCAGGATCATGTCGATCTTCCCCTGCCTGCACTGGCGGATCATCCGCAGGAACTCCTTCCGCTTGCAGGTGGAGGTGCCGGTGATGCCCTCGTCTCCTAATGTCAAGACAAAACTAAAAAAATTAAGAGATTATTTATTGAATTTCTGCATCATGTAAATAGCCGTTTATACTCATCTTGAAACTTCCAAACGATTTCAATAGAAGTATCGCTGTAAACATAAATATGTTGAATGAGCAGATCAACCAGCTCTCGTGTCAGAGTTCTCACATTGGTATATGGTAGGATGTTCTCAACTTGTGACTTTTCCTCTTCTGTTTGACGAGTTTGCTTCTGCAATTCTCTGATTTTCTGTTCAAGGCATCGGATATTTTCATTACATTGTCTGCTTTTGCGTTGATACTCAGATTCATCGCATAAGCCGGATACCATATCCTCAAACGCAGCCATCTTCTCCTGTTGACGCATTTGAATAGAGTTCTTATGCACGAGGATTTTTTGCTCAATCTGATGATTATATTGCCTGTCTTTGTCTGACTTTCGCTGTTTTTTCTGCTTTGCTTTTAGAGTAAACTGAGCCATTGCACGAATTGAAGCCAGGACAATCTGTTCTAACTCTTTTTCACTTATTCTGTCCTGTGGACACCCTATATCCGGTTTTCGACGATAAGTATGGCAGGTGTAATATGGATTTTGGCATTTCATATATGTCATTGCTAATCGGCAATGTCCGCAGCGAATTTTTCGATAGAATATTCGATTGCTTACCTTGGGTGCCGGAGAACAAGACAACTCGGAGAATTTCTTTGCTGTTTCAAAAAGCTCACTCGGAATAATCACTGGAATCGCATTATCAACAACCGTCCACTGACTTTCCTCTACACGCTTCGTCTCATGTGACCCTACTTTCTTTCGTGTGGTCTTTCCATAGACTGCCTTTCCGGTATATCGTACATCATTAAGAATTTTCCGTACAGTTCCAGAAGTCCAATAGTTACAGTTTTGATCCACGCAATTCCATTTCCGCGTAACCGATTGTATACGCTTGCTTTGCAAAGGGGTTAGGACACCCTCAATATTAAATGTTCGGGCAATCTCATGGGTAGATGAGCCATTCACAAATAAATCGAATATCCGCCGGATGGTGGCTGCGGCAGCTTCATCCACAAGCAGCGTATGCTTATCTTCTGGCGATTTTTGATAGCCAAAGAAAGCGAACGGGGCAAGGTAGTAGCCTTTCTCCGCAAGCTGCTTCTTTGTGGAGCGAACCTTTTCCGATAACTCCTTGCTGTACAGATCATAAATTACATTACGAAACGATACATCAATCAACCCGGCAGCACCGTATTTGTGATCCTTGCTGTCGTAGCCGTCATTGATTGCGATAAAGCGGACGTCTAGGAAGGGGAAAATCTGCTCCAGATAGTCTCCAACTATGATATAATCACGGCCAAATCGGGACATATCCTTGACAATAATACAGTTGATTTCCCGTTCTCTGACTTGACGCAATAGGCGTTTGACTGCGGGGCGTTCCATGTTCGTTCCAGAATAGCCATCATCACAAAATTCCAGAATCTGCGCCCCTGAAAATTCGGAGTGCTGCTCGATGTATTGATGGATGAATTCTCGCTGGTTGCCAACACTGTTACTCTCATTTTTTTCGTTGGACAAATCACCATCCTCCGTGGAGAGTCTGATATAGATAGCAATTACATAGTTGGTTCCTGACTGCAATGCTTTTTCCATATTATCACACCCCCTTATGCAGTAATTTTTTCATTTCGTCCTGATATTTCAGGATGATATGTACTTGCTTGTCCTCATTTACATAGATTTTCTCGATCAGAGCCAGAAGCATTTCCCGGTTCAACTCTTTTTCCTTTTTGAACTTTGAAAACGCAGAGAACCACTTGTTCTGCTTTGGATTTGTTTCTGGCAGTTGAGCCTTTTCATCCGCAAGCTGTTCCAAACGGCGTTCAATCAAGGCGTACTCATCATCATACCGGCTTTTTCCAAACAGATAGTCAGCCTGTGACACAATACCACTTGCATAACTCTCAAAAAGATTCTGGCGCAGGGTGTCGATCCGTTTTTGGCGGTCTTGGGTGGAAATGATTTCATTGTCTATCGACGCTCTGCGGGTTCGGACGGCTGCTGATTTCTCCACCCTGTCAATGATAGACTCAGCATCCGCAAGCAAGTCGATTTGCAATCGGATAACATCAAACACCGCAGTTTTCAGATTATCTTCCGCAAGCCCTCCTGCATTGGGACAGCCAATATCCAGAAGCGCCGCATGGCGCGGACAGATGAAGTTGAACGAAACATCTCGTCCCTTATTATAGACACTCTTATAGCGGGTCATGTTGTACTTACAGCAGGCGCAAACAACAAGACCTTCAAAAATGTTCTCACTATAAAAATGAGCGTATTTCCCCAAACGACTGTTATATTCATCCAGTCTGGCTTTTAGAATTTCCTGTACCTCATCAAACAATTCTTTGGAGATGATCGCCTCATGTGTGTTGGGAACAATCACCCATTCAGATGATGGCATCACTTTTTGTTTCTGACCCGCATACAGTTTTGATATTTTCTTTCCTTGTACCATGTGACCCAGATATACCGGGTTTTGAAGAATATTTTTTACTGCCTGTGTCTGCCATGGGGCATTTTCAGCATACCGCTTCGTATAAATGATGCCTTGTAAATAGCGGTGGTGGTTTGGGTTTGGGATTTTTTCTTCACTCAATATTCGGGCAATCCCGGCATTGCTCATCCCATTCTTTTTCATCTGAAATATCCGCTGGACCACAGGAGCCGCTATCGGATCGACAATCAGCTTATGCTTAGCTTTGGGAGACTTCGTATAGCCGTAGGCCGCATAATTCCCGATAAATTCTCCGTTTCGCTTTTTGATGTCCAGTGCGGAAAAGACTTTATGAGAAATATCCTTCGCATAAATGTCGTTCATCAGATTTCTCAATGCAACACTCATAGCATCCCCACTGCCTGCCCGAATGCTGTCATAGTTATCATTGATGGAAATAAAACGCACTCCCATAAACGGCAGAACCTTTTCCAAAAAGTTTCCGGTTTCCAGAAAGTCTCGACCAAATCGAGAGAGGTCTTTTACAATGATACAATCTACCCGTCCAGCTTTCACATCATCCATCATCCGTTGAAATCCTGCCCGTTCAAAATTCGTTCCGGTTTCTCCATTGTCACAGTAACAGTCATGCAATTCCAAATCAGGATGCTTTGAAATATAATCCCACAGATAGTCCATTTGGGTTTGAAGGCTTTCGCTGTCCTTGCGATCACGGGTATCCATAATAGACAGTCTCCCATAAGCGGCTACATGATAGATACGCAGTATTTTCTCGCTTTGGGATGCTGTCTGGAATGGCAGTTCACAAGACTGTACCGCTGCGATTTTACTTCTTCGGCTCACTCTTGCCATTTATACCGCCTCCTGTGCATTGTGATCTTTCCTATATTGTTCAATGTAAAGAACCGCTGCTCGGTACTCATTTTGGTGCTTGAAAACAACTTCAATACGATTGCCCTCATGAACATAAATACGCTCAACGATCTTGACCAGACTTTTGCGCTCCATAACATCCACATTGCGGAATGATTTGAAATGGATAATCCATTCATTTTGCGCAGTCCCGGCCTTGTTAATGGCATCCAATTCCTGCTGGCGTCTTGTGATAGCCGCCGCAATCGCTTCGCATTTTTCTGTGTAGACCCGCTGATACTGCTTAAACTCCGCCTCACTCAACAGATGATCCACAAAGTTCTCGTAAGCCGACATTTTGAAACGCATGGTCTGCTCATAATCTGCTTTCAATTTATCAAGCTGACGGTCAATCTTCTTGGCCTGCATATCTTCAGCCGGAAGGGTGGAGATAAACTGTAAGGTTTTCTCAATGCTTAAAATAGTTTCAAGATACGCATGAATACTGTCACGAACGCTATCTATCAGCAGTGTTTCGCTGATACTGTGTGTGCTGCACATCTTGCAGTCAGCCCGATTTGTAGAGCAGGTGTAATAAAAATACTTTTTTCCATTTGCTGGGACTGTTTTGCGAACCATGTTTTGCTTACAATCCGCACAGAACAGAAGCCCCGCAAACGGATATACTGTTTTCTGCTGTGTAGCAATTCTGGTATCTGCCTGCAACAAGCCGTTGACCGTTCTGAAATCCATTTCACTGATGATCGGTTCATGAGCATCTGAGACGCTGATCCATTCCTCCTGTGGCTTATCTAACAGTTTCTTGATTTTATAATTAGGGCGTCCAGTTTTACCTTGCACCATTACCCCAATATAAAGTGGATTTTTCAAGATGCGTCCTACGGCCACCGCCGACCATTTGGACTGTGGATTACGCTTAAAGCCCGACACGTATTTCATACCCAGCGAGCGTTTGTATTCAGTGGGGCAGAGAACTCCGTCGGCGTTGAGACGATCAGCAATCCCTTGCTGGCTCATGCCATCCAATTTCCACCGAAAAATATCCTGCACAACAGCGGCAGCATATTCGTCAATAACCAGTTTGTTTTTGTTGTCAGGGGACTTCAAATAACCATAGGCCGCAAACGCACCTACAAACTCGCCCTTCCGCTTTTTAACTTCCAAGTGGCTTCGGATTTTCACTGAGATGTCCCGGCTGTAAGAATCGTTCATCAAATTCTTGATTGGTAGAAGGATGGTACTGGCCTGATCCTGTAAATGAGCCGTATCATAGCCATCATTGATAGCGATAAAACGCACATTGCGATCTGCAAACTCCTGCAAAACCTTTCCTGTTTCAATGTAGTTCCTTCCCAGACGGGAAAGATCTTTTACAACTACGCAATTGATTATTCCTAAGCGTACATCCTGTAAAACCTCTTGAATGCCAGGACGAAAAAAATCAACGCCACTAAATCCGTCATCCTTCCTCTCGGCATGGATGCGGATTTCTGGCATTGATTTCAAAAATTCCGTTATGAACTCACGCTGATTCTTGATGCTGTTGCTTTCCATTTTATCTCCGTCATCGTCAGAAAGACGAAGATAGAGGTCGGCATTATAAACAGCTTCACCGGTGATTTTTTTCATAACAATGCCTCCAATCGTATTTTTGGATTAGACCCAACAACGATTGGAGTGCAAATTTAGTCCGCTTTTATTATACCGCAGGATTGAACCGGCGTCCAGGTATTTTTGCGGTTCCATTCGTGTCAAAGTCCTAAAGTGAACGCAGATAGCTTTCAAACTGTTCTTCCAGGGTGGTATGCTCCGCCGATTCTGAAAAACCGATTTTGACTATGATTTTCCCGTGACGGAAGCAATATGGATTATGGACCTGCCGGATAAAGTCAAGAATCCTTTCCTCTTTCGGCAGGTCCGTATCGACAGCGACCTCCCGAATGTCCATAAGCTGTGCCGGATCAACCGTTTTGATGTCCACCTGGGAAAGTGCGTCCAGTTCTGACAAAGTTGGTATCTTCAAACAGGCTCCTCCTTTCTGCCTTTACCATCCTATTCAGAAGGGAACCCATCCTATGCCTATGGGTTCAACCCAATGCTGATTGCCAGTGCCACATCCACCTCCAGCATTTTTTCCTTGCTGATCTGCCCGATATAGCCACGGAGCCGCTTTCGGTCGATTGTTCGCAGTTGCTCCAACAGCAATAGCGAGGTGGGAGCAAGCCCCGGCACATTTTCCAGCAGAATATGTGTCGGCAGGCTGTTCTTGGCTTTCCTGCTGGTGATGGCCGCCACAACGATGGTAGGGCTGAAATGGTTCCCCACATTGTTTTGGATAATAAGGACAGGACGAATGCCGCCCTGTTCGGAGCCGACCACCGGGTTCAGGTCTGCATAGAACAGATCGCCGCGCCGGATAGCCTTTCGCATAAATTGACCTCCTGAATATAAGTAAGCCGGAAACAGGGCAGGCCAAAAGACCTGCCCCATATCCGGCGAAATACAAAATCCGATTTGTTTTCTTGCTATGTGCCATTTGTCCTTGACACCCCGCACATATTGGGAAATCATCAGCGGCCAGCAGCGAACCGGCCCACGGGAATCTCACCCCTCCGAGGATCTCTCCGAGCTGCCCCCATTGTTTGAGACTGTGGCTGGACAGGAGTACCATTATACCCTTTGCCGATCATGGCCCTACCGGGAACTACCCGGATATTACAGACTGCTGATACTCGCTCGTATAGGACAAGATTGAATACAAGACTAAATTTAATGATTAGTTGAGGTCTGTTCATCATGTCTATATGTCATGGCGCAGCTTCTGAAGTAGCTTTTGCTCATCGCACTGGCAAAGGGGAAGTTACTGATGAATGAGTATGCGGTTGTCAAGGTACAGGCGAAAGGAAATCAAAAATACCTTTCACCTATCGTCCTGAAAACCGAGGGGTGTCAACCCTGTTCTGAAAAAAATTCTTTCAACTTACCAAGTGCCAGATTAAGAGACTTAGCAACAGCTTGATGGCTTGTCCCTTCCATCCGACCAATCTGCCGGGTAGAAAGCCCCTGAAAAACATGAAGGCAGAACCTTCGTTTTTGAATTTCTGTAAGTACACCTGATACAAAGAGTTTTTCAAAAGCCTTTCGTGCGTACAGGCAGTTTTGTAATTCCATCAGTTTTTCTTCCCATTCTTCCTCCAAAGGACGGGTAGCACAATGTTCTGTCTCCTCCAATCCATGAATCGAAACGTCCTTGCGGGTCTTGGTACTCTCTGCTCGATCCTGCTCATAGTAAATTTCATCAGACAAGGCTTTTATCTCTGCAAAATCCTTTTCTGTTTTATCAGGATTTTCCCTCAAGTAATCCTCCATGGTGATTTCTATGATTTCATTATGAAAGCGATAAACGATGTTTGGACTGCTTTTGTTTATTGCATAGTCACTTTTTCGATAATTATACAATTTTCTTACCTCCGATTTGTTTTTTGAAAACAAATCGGAGGCGGGGGGCTTCTGGCTCGATATTTTGGGCGTGTAAAAGAAAAGTAGCTGATTTTGCATCGAAATACAAAATCAGCTACTTTTCTTTTGCGGATATTGAGGAAAAGCCCAATATGGTATGCGGACGGCACATAGGCGGTCAGCAGCATCTCCTTTCATTCTCATGACGGCTATTTGCTGCCGCCCCTGCTGGTAAATTGTATTTGGCACAATACTACGCAATGTCCTCCGTAAAATCTCACGAAATTCCTGCTTGTGAGTTTCAAGATTGAAGTCGGTTGATAAGGCCAATTAACATGATTAAATCTTCATCTTTGAGTTTTCTCATTCCATCCATTGCCTTGCGAATTAGTTGTGGATTGATTGCTTCACTGTCAAAAAATTGTAAAGGTGTGATTTCAAAATACTCACAAATCTTTAAGAATTGGACCATTGATGGAAGAGATCGACCAGACGAAATAGCCTGTATATAGCTGCGATTTTGACCTAATGCCAAACTCATCTGATACTCTGAGGCACCTTTCTTCAACCGCAATTCAGTAATCCGATTACGGATAAAATCTTCATTCATCATATTTTCACCTCTTTATTTTAAGAATAACAGATGAAAACGCTTGGATATAAACATATAATGTGTTATAATTCCTTTGATTATTATTTTGCAACACATTATATGTGTTGTTTCATGATTCTATCCATAAAAAGAACATAGGATAGGCTTTTGCTACAAAGAACGCAGTCATGCAATCAATGGGCAGCGAAGGATAGATCGCACTGTAAGTACATCAAAAACTATCCACTCTAAAGCTATATCCAAAGGAGGAATTTGGAATGCATGAGAAAACCTGCTGTGTAACCGGGCATCGAGAAATTCCCATCAATCAAATTGCATATGTAAGGGAAGAACTTCAAAAACAAATCCATGCGGCAATTCAGGATGGCTATACCCGCTTTATTTCTGGCTTTGCCAAAGGTGTTGACCTTCTATTTGCGGCGATTGTTGTTGAGGAAAAAAAGCAATATCCAAATCTTATGTTAGAGGCGGCGCTCCCTTACGCCAATCGTCTGAAAACAAACGACCAAAACTTTCATATGTTATTAAAAAATTGCAATAGTATAAAGATAGAATGTGAAAAATACACTCCATCTTGTTTTATGCAGCGTAATCGTTATATGGTTGGCGAGTCTCAGCGCGTCGTTGCTGTTTATGATGGACGAGAAAGTGGAGGAACACTATTTACCATGCGATATGCCCATGTTCTAGAGCGTGAAATTTATGTAATTGAAATCTAAAGTACGTTGATCGTCAGAAGATTTGCTGGAGATCTTCTGCCGTTTGTTTTGTCCAAATGTCAATAGTCAAAGCCGAGTAATATTCAAAGTAATGCGTGTAGATAGAATACGCCAATATATAAAAACGAGTAAAATGGTTATATTATAGCTCCAAAAGTGAGGGATAAAGTTATGAAGATTATAACTTGGAATGTAAATGGATTGAGAGCTTGTATAGAAAATAATTTTATCCAGTCCATCCAGCAGGTTGATGCTGATGTTATCTGCATACAAGAAACAAAATGCTCTCCTAAACAAATTGATCTGAAAGTGGACGGTTATACACAGTATTGGAACTCCTCTCGAAGGAATGGTTATTCCGGTGTACTGGTTCTCACAAAGATAGAACCACTTTCCGTGCGACTCGGCTTTGGCAATGATAAATTTGATATTGAAGGGCGATCTATCACGATTGAATTTGATGACTTCTTCATTATCAATGTGTATATGCCTCTTTCCAGAAGTCGTTTACAACGGAGTGAGTATCGAAGCGAATGGGATGATGCCCTATTGGAATATATGAGTACCCTCTCAAAACCTATCATATTATGCGGAGATTTTAATGTGGCACACAGCTATCTGGATATTTATGAAGAAAATTTGCGCAACATAGAATCCCCTCCGGGCTTTAAGGAATCCGAACGAGCTAATTTTGATCGTTTACTCAACTGTGGGTTCATTGATGTTTTTCGTCAACAAAATTCAAATAAACGAGAATATACTTGGTGGTCAAATCGTGGAAAAAAACGGGAACAAAATCGTGGATGGCGGCTTGATTATTTTTTAGTTCAAGCCGCCATCTACAATAAAGTGTCAAGCCTATGTATTTTACAAGACATCATGGGATCGGATCACTGTCCTGTACAGCTGGAAATTGATATTCAACTGTCTCCTGATGCGGCAAGCAAAAATCGCAAATTGGCAGAACAGTGGGATTCTATTGATTGGAATAGTTACGAACGAACGCTACTAAAAATGCAGACTGAACTTGCACAAGCAACAGCAGATAGAGATCGAACTCTTGCCTATGAAATTCAAAATAAAATCCTTGCATCTTCTGTCGCAAAAGCACTTGCAGTTCGTCATGTGTCTAACACGCAGTCCGAAGCTGGTGTGGATGGTATTCGATGGGTATCTTCAGCTGAAAAGCAAAAAGCTGCTTTGAGCCTTGATGAAAACACCTTCTTTCCTTCACCTACAAAATCTATTGTAATATTCGATGGAAGAAAAGACAGACGCATCAACATCCCTACTTATGAGGACAGAGCCATTCAAACGCTTATCCGTTATGCACTGGAGCCTGTTGCGGAAACAACTGCTGATCGTAAATCTTTTGGTTTTAGAAAACATAGAAGTGCTTTTGATGCTATGACCTATGCCAAGATGACGCTGGAGCAATCTCCAGATCTTTGGGTGTTTCGTGGTGATGTTAAGTCTTACTACGATATGATTTCTCATCAATGGATTTTCGAGCATCTTCCTATGCGGCAAAGTTTGAAGAAACTGCTGAAAGCTGGTTTTCTTATGAATGGTGAATTGTTCCCGACGGAATGTGGTATTAGTCAAGGAAGTGGTCTTTCTCCGGTTGTGGGGAATATGGTCTTAGATCGATTGCAAACCCATATCCACAGAACCTTATATAATAACTGTTCAATAGAGAATTATGCTTATGGTGATCTTGTACGATTTGCTGATGATTTTATTGTATATGCACAAAGCTATGAAAAAGCCTATCAAATACAAGAAAGCGTAAAGCGTTTTTTAGCCGAACGAGGACTTCGCCTTTCACCTGAAAAAAGTTATATAGTGAAAGCAAGTGATGGATTTGATTTTCTTGGCTGGCACTTTGAGCAAGCAGGCAAAGCATCTCTTGTCACCCCATCTGCCCAAGGAGTAAAAGAGTTTGAAAGCCGTATGGAGCATAAAATCCTCCATCACAATGGAAGTGTGGAGGATTTGATCCGTTCAATCAACAAAAGCATTGTAGGATACGCAAACTATCATAGAGTCGTTGAGGCGATAGAGACCTTTCGTCATTTGGATGTTGTTATTCAAGCTCTTCTCATAAAGAAAGTAAAAAAACTTCATCCACAAAGGCCATGGAAACAACTTAAATCTATGTATTGGTATCGAAACGAAAAGGATGAAGAGATTTTCTCAGCACCTAATCAACGCAGTTTGCACGTTATACAGATGAAACATATTTCAACCTGCTTTCATTACGCTATTCGGACTGACTTTAACTACTTCCTTAACACAGAGTACTACGCAGGACTTGAAGAGCAGCGTAAAATTGATCGCCATAGCGGAAAATATAAAAAGCTGTGGACTTCACAAGATGGAAAATGTTACTTATGTGGACGCCCAATGCTCTGTGATCAATTTTTGAGAGTTGTTAGATTTCCAAAGATAGGAGAGGTCTATATTCATTCACGCTGTAAGGAAAGCCTTTTAGAATATCATATGGACAGAGATTTCACATCCGGTGTTGATGTCATTGACTTATTGGATGAAGTTTCCCGTCCACAACCATTTATCGAAACAATATATACAGGACTCAATCAGTTCTTTTGTAAAGAAAATCGTCAAGTCTTTACACTAACATTCACTGAAATTGAAGAATTGCTTGGAGAAGTATTGCCTGATGAATCTGCTGAAAAAGCATTTTGGTACGATAGACACGAAAGTGCGATTGCTCATTGCTGGCTGGCAAATGGGTATATTATACAGCGTCTGAATATTGAAAAGCAGAAAGTAGTTTATCGCAAAGAAAATCATAACTTGACAACTTTTGAAATTCCAGAAAAACTGCTTCAACATAAAATACCTAAAAATGCCCAAGATGAACTTTCATCATTTTTCCGGTACATCATTCAAAAGTACAAATTGTGACAAACAGTTTTAAACGAATTAGGTATTTTCTTGACCCCAAAAAGAGATGAGGACATATTCGCATATGGCCCTTTACTTTTATCTTCATCCGTAAGTATCTGTTCATCTGTACGGTTCAAGGGGGTATAAAAATGGACTGCCCCCCAGTCCACATACAAATCGGGCGGCAATTCTGCCGCCCGATTTTTGTTTCAAAGCCATCTGCAAAGGAGTAGGAATCCGCTGTCAGCAAAGTGGCAGACTGCTCCCTAGGTGTAGGATCAGGGGCTTCACAGGCATCCGCAGGGGCGCTTTCCGGCTGCACCGCCGGGGGTTCATCAAACGCATCATCTTCCGGCACAGGGACATTTTCCGGCTCGTCAGGGCAGGGCAAGTCAGAGCATAAGGTATAGAGGTTGCTGGTCTGGCCGCCGTTCTTACGCTCGTCAAACCGGGCCTGCTTGACGATATATCCCGCTTTCACCAGCTCATCCAGCGCCCGCTTTACAGTGGACACCCCATAGCCGCACTTGGCGGCTATGGTCTTGATAGAGGGAAAACATTCGCCCTCTTTATTGCAATGCAGAACCAGGACTTGCAGTACAAGCCGCGCTCTTGGTTTCAGGCCAGAAGAAAACGCTCTCTCCATATACTCAAACTTTGCCATATTCCAATCCTCCCAATCATGTCTTACTGTTACAGGCGCTTTTCTCCTGCAATATACTTCTCCATCAGAGGCCGGTAGATCTGCCCGTTGACCCGTTTTGCAAACAGGTCGTGGGATGCCGCCGCAATCTGCACATCCTCCCCAAAGAGTTCCGTACAGTATTCCTGAATTTCCTGCGGTACACAGATCGCTACCGGGCGCACTTCCAACGAACCGCACTCGGACAACGCCTTGTGGAACGCCGGAATCTCATAGGGCAGGACACTCCCGCACAGGAGCCGGTGATCCGCATCACGGAAAATAGAGGTGGGTGTCTGCATCACGCCGCAGTCATAGATGATAAACTGATACGCCTTATCTGGCTCATTGGTCAGGTAGCAGTCGATCCCATCAATGGTGTAATGCTCCCCATCCGGCGCCGCTTCGTAGATGTTCAGCAGGAGCTGCAAGTGGCGGTTCTGATTGACTTCGATATACGCCACCTCCGCACCTCTGGCAGCCAGCCAAGATGCCAGATTAAAAGCCGTCACTGTTACACCGCTCCTTCGCTGCGAACCGGCCACTGCAATACGGATATTCCGGGCGTTCCAGCGGTACGGAATAATCTCATCCGGCTCCGGTGCTTTCTCACGCTGAGTAGCTGGCTGTTCGTAGACGGGAGCCTTTACCACATACCGCTGCATCCCATCTTCGGAAAGTGCTTCTGTCAGCTCGTCCAGGGCGTCCTCCATCGTTTCACCCGTAACCAGATTCACAACGCCGATGGACAGTAGCCGCTGTACTTTGCCGTTCACATCCTCGCAGCCGGAGAGGATGACGATGATCCGGGCGGAGAACATCATCTGAAAGGATTGCAGGGCAAGGGTGAAATCATTGCCGCTTTCCTCGATACACGCCGCATCCACCACAAAGAATTTGGCGTTGGCATAATTGCGCATATCTTTGGTAACGAAACTTTTCAGGCTGAACCGGCCGACCAGTTTCTTGGCGGGCAGAGTCATATTCCGCACAGCGGGGTCGATCAGACTGCTTTTCTGGTTACTCGTCAAGTATAACAGCATAGGATTCACCTCCCATATTTTCAGCACTGGTTTTGTCATCCGCCCCACCGGTCAGCAAGAGGACGATGCCCACAATTACAATCACAATGTAGATAAACAGTTCAATCAGCTTGTTTCGGTTATTCATATCGCACCCCTTTAGTAGATCGCCCACAAGGGACCGCCTGCTGCGGCGCCCTTTCTGGCCTCATCCAGAATGATGGATATATCCCATTCCTGTTCGCTTCGCTTTTTACTGGCAGGATCGGCCACCAGGATTTTCCCTTCAGAGGTCACTCCACGCAGCACCATAAAGTGACCGCTGGATGTGAAGTGGCCTTTTGACATGAGTGCCACAATCAATTTCCCGGATGCCAAAGCATCCGCCACGGCCTGCGGATCATCGGTACTGATGCTTTCCCATTGAAGCCCAAAGCCCTCCGCAGCCCCCGGTATCAACGAGTGATAGGACCCGTTGCCGGAACACCAATAGCCGTGCTGGTATGCCCATTCTGCCATCGTGGGGGGATCAACGGTCTGGTCGGTCAGGCTGGATACCACAATCGCCATAGAAGTCGGGCCACAGCCATAACCGCCGATATTATCGGTTCCATACGGAAGATCGGCCCAACGCTCATCCAACTGATTGTAGTAGACAACTTCGGTCGCCCCATCCGTAAAGATGACACCCTCATAGCTCTGGCCGCTACCGTCTACATAGTCTTTCTCATAAATGCCGAGCTGCTGGTTGTAGCCATATTCTTTCTGAAAATCCTCCACTACGCTTACCTCATCTCCAATCAGCCATTGGGACAGCACGGAAAAGGGGCTGGTAATGAGATACAGAATGAAGGCAATCAAAAGCAAAAGCCCCACAACCGGGGCCAGGATCATCAACAGGATTCTTTTCCGGCTCTCCGAGTCAGCAGCTGCTTTTGCTGCCACCTGTGCCAGAATTTTTGCAGTCAATGGGTCAACAGCCAAAATTCCACCTCCATAATCAATCCGGTTCCATACCGGGGGCTTCCATCATCTGCTCCATTTGCAGATTGAACGCCTCCCGCCGTTTACCGGTGCTGTCGTCAATTTCAAACACCTTTTCTCCTTTGTCACTTTCCCGGACAGATACCAAATAGTCCCCATTGGCGATAAAACAGGCAGTAAAGAATGCCCGGATCGCTGGGGCAGGCATCCGTGAAATCTCAAAGGGGGTGGCAGCACATTTGCTGTTCCACGAAAAGAGATTGTGAGCGGCATCTGCCGTCAGTTTCATCCAGTCATAGTCAAATTCCTCCTTCCGCATCAGCTTTGTAAAGTCCATTCCCTCCGGACAGAGGTAACGCTCCATCTTCTCAAAGAGGGTTGGATGAGAAGCCATCAGGAAAAGAGCAGCATGATAGGAAGCATCCAAATCACCGCCCCTCCAGCGTATAGCGGCCATCTTGTTGACCAGATATTCGTATCGTTCCGCATGATTCATCTGAAAACCTCCTGTATAGAATCAGTACGGCGGCCGAGATTGCTCTCGACCGCCACCAAATCATCGACCGCCCGCTTTTCCCATATAGGAAAACTTGTAGGCTGGGATCTCAAAGTTTACATGGAGCCGCTTGGACCCGATGATAAGCAGGGCGTGTCCGCGCCGCTTACTCTCCAACAGTTCCTGCTCCGCGTCCGTCAGGTTGTAGAGGTCTTTGGTTTCCTGAAGGTTTTTTCCGTCACAGCCCATCAGGATTTTGTAGCATGGAATATCCAAAAGTGCCTGTCCATACATTTTGATTTCCGGTGCAAGAAAATCTACCACGGAATGAGAAATGATTGCCAGCCCAGATTCATATTTTCTCGCCCGCTTTTCTACATTCCGCAGAAATACCAAAGACTGCGGAACCTGTGGGTCGATCATCAGATACGCTTCATCACACACCAATAGGACACGCTCATTCCGGTCACGGCTCATCTGCTCCCAACACCAGGTTAAGAGATTAAAATATTGGGTTCTCTTAATGTTGTCCGCCGCATTTTGCAGACTGTGGGTATCCAGGCAGACAAAGCGGGAATCGGCTTCCAATGTGCTGTGACCGTTCCACAAGAAGCTGTCACTGCCTTTGGCGGCATCATACAGGAGCATTGCCAAGTCCCGATAAACAGGATTTTCCCGATTGATGTCTGCCTTCTTCTCAATCAGGGCATGAAGATCTGACATAATGGGAAAATCTGTGGCTTTGAGCTGCCGAATATCTGTCTCCCAAAAGATACCGAACTGATTGTATAATTCGATCAGCGTTTGCTTGAGGATGGCTTTCTGCATATCGGAAAGACTCGGCAGATAGAGGGAAAAGTAGATTTCCAGTGTTTTGATGTGCAGCGCCATATCGGACATTCCATTTCCTTCATCGGTATAAAGTTTTTCTGTTTCATCGTCCTCATCACGAGGCGCCGGTCTGATCTGCAAAGGATTGGAGCGTCCATTTCGGCCGCCGCCCGCATTGAGCCAGTTTCCGTTTAGATTGCGGCACATATCCTTATATTCGGATTCGGGATCGATACAAAGGATTTTTGTCCCCTTCATGTATTCTGACAGCATCAGATGTTTGATAACGGTACTCTTTCCGATACCGGCCACGCCCATGACCACAAAACTGCTGTTGGTGCGGTCGTTCCCACGCTCCCAAGTGTCCAGAATGACCAGACCGCCGCTGCTGTCCTTTGCAAAATAATAGCCCCGGCCATCGTTATAGCCGGAGCTGGCAAATGGGAATCCACCTACAAAGGTACTCATGGGAATGATACGGGACACAATGCTGTCCACCGTAGAGTTTGCCGGATAGGTGGGAGAAATGCTCTGAAACCCTTCCTTTTGAAGATTGGCAAGGGTGCGCACCTTGCATTTCTGGATATTGAAGGCACTCTCCACACGGCGGCATACCTTTGTGAAATTGGCTTCATCCTGTGCGATGGGCATCACGGTCAACGACATCATTGCAACCGTTTCGCCCTCTTGGTCGATCCGCTGCATGATCCTCTCGCCATCCTCGGCGGCTTTTTCGGCACGCTGCCGGGTCAGTGGGTCTTTCGCACTGTCAGCAGCACCACGCTGCTGAACAATACTTTTGGAAATTGCTGAAATCAATGAACCGTTGTCGATAGGGGTGATTCCCACCGAAACAATGGTGCTGGGGATGTTGGTGATCTTGGAAAGCCAGCCCATATCTACCTTTTGCGGATAACGGACAGCACCGTACACTTTTCCCAGATTTTCACCGATGACCAGACTGTTTCGCTTGATTTCCAGTCCCATTGGGGTAATGACATTCAGCAGTGCTTCATTCACAGGACATATTTCTTCTTTTTTCTTAGAACCTAGCAATGTTCCACCTCCAACTTCTGATTGCGGTAAGGCACTCCAATATAATCCAGCACAGCACCACACCCTAATTTGTTCATACAGTAATCGTATTGCTTTGGGTGTGTCATCTGCATCCGCTGAAATCGGTTTGGCTCATGCTCCAGATGGACCCCGTACATACAATACATACACCCCGATCTGGAAACACCTGTGGTTTCCAAAATCGGGGTGCCGTCCTTTTTATGGCGTTCCACAATATCCCCATAAATGGGGGCATAGGAAATGCCGGTCATTTTCAGATACCGCAAAATATCTTCTTCCAGCCAGAATGAAAGGGGCTGGCTGATCGGCCGCTTGCGCTCAAATCCATTGCAGCCAAACTTGATCCATGCCTGCTCCCGCAGTTTACTTTCACAGGCCATGACACCTGTGATCGGATGCCGCCCGGACTGCTTTTCAAACTTATTCAGCGGTGCTTTTTTCATGTGGTAGCAGCATCTTGCCGAAATCTGAAACGGAGCATCCAAAAGGTACTTGTAGTTCTCACAATTATAGATCGACTTTTTTCCGTTCTGATCCAACAACTCACCGTTAAGCCTTGCCAGACGGTAAGGCTGTCCCTTTCTTGCGCCATCAACTACATCTGAAACCTCTTTAGAGATGATCGGATACCCATATTTTTCGATGATTTGGGTAAATGGATAGCGTGGGCGAAGCCATATCACATTGTCCTTCGTTTTTACGAAATTGCGCAGTTCAGGATATTCCAACCCTGTGTCAACATACACGGCAGGAATATCCGAATAAACCCTCCGTGCCAGATCCAGCAGCACAGTGGAGTCTTTACCGCCTGAAAAGCTAACAAAGACCTGCCCATTGTGCCGCATATACCATTCCATAATTCTCGTCTGCGTAACTCTGATTTTTCTTTCAAGACTCCACCCCTGCATGATTTTCAAATCCTGCCGGGTGTGCTTCATCCTTACACAACACCTACACTTTCCAAAATCGGGATTGCAGCATTGGTGCCGGAATCCTCCAAGTGAACATAGGCGGGATTGTTGACCAGATTGCACAGCCGGACAATATCCTGCTGCTGCAAAATCTCGGTCTGAATGCCGCTGTCCGAAAAATATCCGACAAGCAGTTTCAGCTTCTGGAGTAAGTCATGCTCCACACACTCACTGACCTTATCCCAAATCTTGATGTAAAACTGCCGCTCCACCACCTCACCAGACAAGGCAAAAGTCCCCATCTCTACGATTTCCTGTTTCAGCAGTTCCTTCTGCTTCACATCGGAAGAAGCGGTCAGGGTAGCTGACAGTTCCAAAAACAGTGGGGAAATATCCACCGGGCGAGATACAGCCAAAAGCTGAAACGGACTTTGCATACTGGAAAGGCTCACGGTAAGCTGCTTGGCAATCAGCCGCTTTTCGTTTTTACTGAACAGTTCTGTGCTGATCGGATAAATTTTCAGATATGCCAGCACCAGATTGTCACGGGTATAGAGGAAATTTCCCCGAATATCCTTCACATTTACAAACTCATTGGCGGTGATCTGGGCCAGTTCTTCTTTGGCCTTGTTCCTCGACTTTTTGTGTTTGGCGGATAGTTTCAAGAAAATCAGCGTCCCAGCGCCCAGCAGCACACAGACGCAGAGCATAATAATCGGCAAAAGCACTCCTATCAACCTCACTTTCTTTGCCATAAAAATAAGCCCTGCTTTTCAGCAGAGCCGTGTTTTATAGTTCCAAATCTTCTTCATCTTCGCTTTCTTCGCCGTACCCAAAATCCAACTCGTCCGATTCAAAAGAAAAGCTATGGTCTGAGATGCAGTCCAGGGCATCGCTGGCGTCCAGCTCGTCAAAATGCTCTCGGAAGAAAGCCAAATCCTCCTCGTCAGCGCGCACGGTTTCGCCATCTCCATAGAGATAGGTCTGGATTTTGGCTTCGATAGTGTCCCCCAGGGGCCACAGCGAAAGGGCCTCGGAGATTTCATCACAGTCCAGCAGTTCATCCAGCCCATCCGGGCGGCCGGGGACAAAATGTTCTGTCATCAGAGAGTTAGGGGCATCCAGAGTCACCACCGAAAACATTTTGCTCATCGGTCTGCCTCCATGTCCTCTCCGGCTCCATTGTCCATGTCCCATCCCTTGCCGAACATGAGGTTCATAAACTCCTTCATGTCGGCAGCGGACCGAACTTCAAAGGATACTGCTGTGGGGGTCGGCTGCGGAAAATATTCCTGATACATGGCTATTTGCTCATCGGTCAGAGAAATGCCTCGCCCCTCCGGGGTATCGCCGTAGAGGAAAAAAGTCCCGTGAATGGTATCCGGCCCGTACTGTCGGTTCTCCGGCAGACCTGTCAGTTTCCCGGACGCATTGCAGCAGAGAACCGTTTCGCAGGGCAGAGGAATACACTCAATATCCCCGCCCACAAGTTCCTGCCGGTGTTCCAGAGAATCCTCCAGCATGGCCGTATAAGGCGTGCGCCCAGGTTCAAACACCATAATCCGAATCGTTCTGTTGTCGTTCATATCCATTCTCCTTTTTTACGGATTGCCCGGTGCGATATGCCAATCATCATAGAGGGAGCCGCTGATGGTTACATCATCGGTGAGATTCATGGCGAGCATCCCCGCAGGCGTCCAAATATCCATCACATGAGTATTGACGGTGTAGCTTCCGTCCGGGAACCAAACCGGCGAAAAATGCACCCGCTGATTGTAGGTGCTGTAAATGTTTTTAGCAAACTGGAACCGCGCAGTCGTTCCGCTGGCAAGGCGTTCCAGCAACCGCCAGTAGGTTCCATAGCCAAACTCCGGGAAGTAGGATACGGCTGTCTGCCCATAGGTATAGTGCGACAGCGGGGCAGAGGTGCTGACGGTTGCCGTTACAGTGTTTGTTACGCCATAACCTGACTTCATCAAATTGCCCGAAGCGGTGGGGACCTTTTCGTCCGGCTCAATTCGGGTAGTAGCCGTCATACTGGCCGAGTAATTGTCCCGGAAGAAATCATACCAGCCTTCATCCACCCAATACCCTGTGTTTTTTCCTGTGCTGTGCCACACCCAATAGGGGTGCCATTGCGCCCACCAAACGCTCCAGGCGGCATAGGACTTGGTTTCGCGGCTGGGAATACTGCCGGCCGTCCAGCTTCCCATTGTATCGGTGGCTTTTGGGTCGGGCGGGTCGTTGCCGGAAAGGTCTACCACCTTGGCCCGAATGGTACTCTGGCTCAAAGAGTCTTTGTTGGTGCTGACTTGGATGGTAATGTCCTGCGGCTCCGATGGCGTATGCCACTTTACCCACGCAATCTGACTATCTCCCGATGGAATCACAATATTATTCATCCGGTAGGTGCTGCCGTTGATTGAGAAGGATACCGTGGCCGGGCTGTCAGGATTGATCTCCGATCCCGCATAGAGCGTTACCGGCGTGATGACATCTGTATCCACACGATACTCGTAGTCATAGTCGGTTGGCTCCGGCTGTTCGGGCGGGTCGGTAAACCATACAATACCAATACCCAGATAGGTGATAATAGTATCGTTGGAACAGGTCTTATTGGTAGCCCCTGTATAGGCCTGAAATCCCATATCCGCATATTCCAGGAACATAGCCAGCGGCAGGTTTTTATGGGTCAAACTCGTCATGGTCTTACGCAAGGACCCGCCTGCCTGATTATCATAGAGCGCGGCTTCATGGGCAGTCATGGCCATCATAATTCCGTTGTGCTTAAAATAGGCGATTGGCTCCAAAAACAGCTTGTACTGTCCGCCAATCAGTTCCTCGTATGCGATTCCGGTTTGCTGCGCCACCAGTTTTACCGCATACTCGGAGCAGAAGTATTTCTTGATTTCTTCTATGCTGGCTTTCTTGCTGCCAGTGCTTATAATACGAGGCAACGCTATATCTGGCTTTTTACAGGTGTATCCACCTGTATTTGGTGAAATACTGGCACCGTTGGCATACTGAATTTTGCTGACCTTTCCAAAATGAATCTTGATGGTTGGGGTTTGGCTGGATACATCAAATGGGGTAGACACTGGCTGCCCAGATTCCGCATCTACGACGGTGATGCGCACCCCCTCATTGCCAGGTGTCCAAGAGTTTTGTGAAGTCCCATCACCCATGCCGCCGCCACCGCCGTCCACATTTCCGCTTCCTCCGGTATCTGCCAGGGCGCTCATAGGACAAATGCCCACCAGCAGCACAAGTGTGAGCAATACTACAAATATCCGCTTCAAAAACGCACCTCCTACAATAATAATTACGGTTTAAGGCGCGGCAGCCAGCCGCGTCTTTTTCCATCTCAAAGCCGAAGCTGTTAGAATGGGAGAGTAAATGGCCTGTCAGT